GCCCGCTGCGTGAGGCCCAGGGATTTCCGCCAGGTCTGGATCGCCTCCCGCTGCTCCCCCACCAGCAATGGGATGAGCCGCTTTTTCCGCGCCGCCGCCCTGGCGGCGACCTTCCTCGGGTCCAGACAGTCGATCTCTCCCCGGGGTCTCCCCGGCTTTCCCGGCGGCTTCGGCGGCGGTGGGATCAGCTGCGCCTTCTGCATCTGCTCCTGCGATTTCAGGCGAGCGTCCCGATTCACCTTTTCCGGTCTCAGCCGCTTGTCGCAGCCGGTCCCGGCAGGGCAGCCCCGCCGCATACCGGTGATCAGGAAGAAGTCACAGGCGACGTCATTCCTTTTGGCAAGGTATAAACAGCCCTCGCACCACTTATCGCAGCAGCTCACGTTTCTCCGGCTCCGGGCGGCACCACCTGAATCCACAGCTCGCCGGGCGTGTCCCAGGCGGGGCTCCAGCTCTCCACCGTCAGCTGCTCCGCCACGGGCAGCAGCCAGCTTTTCCCCCGGATCGCGATCTCGCCCTCGTACCCCTCCGCCCGGATCCGGATGACCAGCCGCTGCGCACGTATATCTTTGGACAAGCCCATGCTCCGGATCAGCCAGCCGACGGTCAGCAGCTCCCGCTCATCGTCTGGCGGCGTCAGATCGTCTTTTGCAGAATCCCCGTTTTCATCATCTATCTGCTCGTTTTGGCCGTCTTCCTGCTCAGAATCCGGGGTGTTCTGCTCGTTATCGGTTTTTTGGGGCCCGGTCCCGGTGTTTTCCAGCCTTCTCAGGACCGTGTTGAATCTCCGTCGATCAATGCCCGAATCCACCAGCTCCGCGCAGATCTCTTCCGGCGCCATCATGCTTTCCTTGGACAGTCGCTTCACCGCTTCCGTCGTACTCTGCCCATCAGTCACCAGGGCTTGAAATTTCTCCGCCAGGTTCATTTCTTCCCCTTCTCGTCTTTCTCCAGGACCTCATTCAGCAGGTCCGCCATGGCGTTCACCGTCTCCTGGATCAGGTCGTGTGTGACGTTGCTTCCGGCGTCCGCATCGTTGACGCCTTCGATGTACCCCAGCATCCGCTGGGCTTGCGAGTATTCCTTCCAATTCATTCCGCCGTCTCCTCTCCCCAGGCGCGGGCCTGGGCACGGATGGCCGCGCGCAGCTTGTCCCGCGCCTCGTCCGGGGCGGCGTTCGCCGCCTCAATGAGCTTCCGATAGGCATCCTGCCAGGCTGCGAAATGCACCTTCGCCGTGGTGATCGCGGCGTCCGACATGGCCAGCTGCTTTCTGAGCGTTTCCGCCTCTGCCCGGAGCTTCTCCGCTTCGGCTTTTTCCTCAGCCCCGGCGGACGCAAGCTTTTCCTCCGCCTCCTTGAGCCTGGCTTCCAGCTTCTCCCGCTCGGCCTTGGCCTTCTCCTTGGCCTTTTTCAGGTCCTCGGCAGCCTTTTTCTCCGTCGCCTCCAGGCTGGCCTTCATGGCCTCCTTCACCTGCCGCTCCGAATCCGCTTCATCCTTAGCCGCTGCAGCCTGCTTCTTGGCCTCGGCCACCTCCGCCGCAGCCTGCCTTTCCAGCTCTTCCTTGGCCTCTGCCGCCAGCTCTGCAGCCCGCTTTTCCACTTCCGCCGGGTCCGGCTCCTGCACGGCAACGTCGATGGGGCGGCTCTTCAGGTTTTCCAGTTCCTTTTCAATTTGAACTGCACGGGCTTCCGCCTTTTCCCTGTCGATCTCTGCCTGTTCCGCGTTTCCCAGGGTTTCCTCCAACTCTTCATTGAGACGGTGCATTTTCCCTTCCGCCTCCTCCAGGGCCTTCCGCGCTTCGTCCCGCTCCCGGATTGCCGCCTGCAGTTCCCTTGTGGATAAATGCTCCGCATCCACCGCCTGGACAAACTCTTCCCGCTCTTCCCTGGGCACGCCCAGCAGTGCGACAGCCTTGGAATAGGTAAGATTCGTAAACGATTCCGATTCTACCTCAGGCCCAAAAAGCCCAAGCTGCGCTGCTCCGTATTCGTCGAAGAGCTTCATCATCTTGTTGGCTGTGCTCTGGCTGTATCCAAGCACATCCCGGATATAGCTGCCCCACTCTCCGTAAGGCACCAGTTCTTTGGCCTCCGTGAGCCTCCGCCCGATCTCCAGGGCATGACCCATCATCAGCCGCCCGGCCTGGGCGTCCAGGTATCTGATTTCCGCCGTCACCATTTCCAGCGTCCGTGCCGGCTTCGCACCCTCCGCCGCCATGATTTCTTCACTCACGCTGCATTCTCCTTCTTTTTCTTTTCCTTCCGGGCTTCCTCCCGTTTCACCTTCCGGAATGCAGGGGACAGCACTTTAGCTTCCCAGCGGTCCACAAACTCCCGCACCCGCCTGGGGATGGTCAACGGCTTGCCCTTTGCATGCTCGTTCCCGTAACCGTGCAGCTGTACCTCTCGCCAGGTCTTCTCGCTAACATCGATATTAAGGGTGAACCAGCTTCTCTCCGGCCTCCTGGCATGGCGGATGAAGATAATAAGCTTGCCGCTCACATGTGCTTCTCCGTAACTGCCGACGCAATGATGGAGGGTCTGTCCCTCCTTGATCAGTTCTTCTTTGCACTTCGGAAGGATCGCGCATATCTCTCCGTCGCTCCACTCCAGGCCGCTCCAGCGTTCCCGGACATCCCTGAATTTCTGATCGAGTTTTTCGTCCTTTCCTTCTTTCACCGCTTGCATGGCCCGGTCATGGGCAGCCCGCAGATCTGGCGGCCATATCTCGATAGGGGTCTCGCCTCCGCCCGCCTCCCGATGCATCTTCAGATAATCCCGGTACATGGTGAAGGCTTTCCCGTCCAGGGTCCGATATTTCTTTTGTTGCCTTTGGAGGTAGCGGTCCAGCTTCTGCAGTCCATCAGGGCCGTACTCCACAGCAGCTGTTTGCACCGCATAAACGCCATATCGCTTTTTCAGCTCCATGAACACCTCGGCGCTCATACCCCGGCAGGTCCGCCAGGCCAGTGCATCTTCCAGCTTCCATCTTTTCTTTCCCATGGCTTCCACCTCCGGCTGCGTCATGCCCAGCATGTCCCTGGGCCTCCGCGCCGTCAGATCGAACGCCTCGTTGAGATAGTAACCTTGCCGTGTGTTCTCAGTGATTTCCTGATGCAGGCAGCTGTCGATGGTGTAGACCCACCCTGCCATGGCCAGCGCTTCCAAGCCCGGCCATCGTTTTTGCCGCAGCAGGAAGCTGAGGGGAAATTCCCCGCCGCCCTCGATATATGACGCCAGCCCGGTTTTCTCTCCGGTCTGTCCTCCCTGCTCCGGAACATCGGTCTGATAGAAACCACCCATGCAGGTATTGTTGATGCAGCCCCAGGCATAATAGCGCTGCCTGATCGGTTCCCCCATGTGCGGAGATTCCAGCCATTGATTCCCGTCGATCCGCCGTCCGTATACGCCCGGGGTGGCGTGTGTGAATCGATAGATTTCACCGTCTCCGCCTACCGCGATGGCAGCCCAGGGTAATGCGGAGTATGTAGACCGTGCCTCCCTGTCCACCTTGCGTTGCAGCATCCAGAACACCATTGCCGTATAGGTGTTCAGGTTGGTCATTCGGCCCATCAGTACCCGGTAAGTTCGCCCGCTCTTCAGGCTGGAGGTGCTTACCGCCGTCAGCCGTGCGCAGCAAAATGGGCAGTCAACACGATCTCCCTCTTCTACCTCTATCTGGTCGTCACAGATATCCGGGATACCGGGATACAGGCTTTCATCTTCCCCACGGAGGATTCGGATCACGCCTTTCCGCGCCCATCCGGAATGCCACTCCTCACCGCAGGCTCCGCAGCGGCACCAGGAGGCCCAGCGCGGTTTTTCTTCTTCCTCCGTCAGCGGATACCCGATTTCATAATCAAAGGAGTTGCACCAGCTCTCCCGCCGAAACAGGAGGAATTCCTTTCCTCCCAGGTCGTCTTTCACGCTGTTGACCAGATTCATCGTCACGTCCTCCGGCAGCGTTTCCGGCAGCAGGGCCTCAATCGTCCTTGCCTCAGAAGAAGTCCGCAAGATTGATCACCTCCGCACCTCCGTTATTGCGAGTTCCCGCAGGGGCCGCGGCAATCTGTTCCTCCGATCGCTCCGGCAGTCCGAAATAATTCCGGATGATCTCCTCCGATTCCGCCGGGGTAACGCAGGCAAAGCCCCCGGTCTTGTGCCCGTCAGCGAACTTCTTGATCTCCCGCTCCGCCGCCGTCAGGCTCATGCCCCCTGTGGTCAGGTCCTGGGCGATCAGTTCCGCCAGCGCCGGCTCCCGCCGGAGCATATCCTTCAGCTGCTCCCCCACCATCCACGGCGCAGACCGTTCCTGTACCTTCTTCTGCTGCGCCGCGATGGCCTCCATCGCTTTGTCCATGTCTCGCGCTCCTCTCAAAATATAAGGGGTTTCCCCTGGAGCCGCCGGTGGGGCTCGAACCCACGACCTGCCGATTACAAATCGGCTGCTCTGCCAACTGAGCTATGACGGCTTATTTTCCTCCAGTCGTTCCTTCCGTCTGAGGTAGGCCGCCCGCTTCTTCTCCCGGTTGGTCTCCAGGTTCGCGGCGTAACGTTCCCGCGCCTTGGCGTTGATCTCTTCCCGGTGCGCCGCTCTGTATTCCCGCCTCCGAGCGTTGATCTGCTCCCGATGCTCCGCGTCATACTGCCGATGCTGTTCCCGGATCTCTTCCTTGTGGCCCTCGTTGTACTGCTTGCTCAGCTTCCGGAAATGCGCTTTGTTCGCGGTATAGTAGGCCGCCTTCCTGGCCTTGATGTCCTCCGCGTGTTCTTTGGCGTACTGTTTTTGGTACGCCTTCATCCGCTCCTTATTGGCGGCGTAGTACCTCCGGTTTTTCTCTTTCACCGCCCGGGCGTGCTTCTTGGCATACTCCTTTTGGTACTGGAGCTTCCGGGCCTTTCGACCGTCCGCCCGATCATGCCGTGCATCGGCGTCCCGGCTGACGGCGGCTTTCACCTCCGCTGCCGTCAGGCCCTCCTCCCGATCGATCTTCGCGTCCGCCTCCCGCAGGAGGGCCAGCTCCTCCGGCGTGAAGCCTTTCATCGCTCGTCTACGAACGTGGCCAGCTCGTCCGCCATGTGCAGCAGCAGCGCCAGCTCGTGCTTTTCAAAGACGTCTCCGGCCGTTTTCTTCTCGCCGTCGTTCCAGGATGCCATGTGCCAGCGGATGGCCAGCGCCTCTTCCTCCGTCAGGTCCATGTATTTCTGGATCAGGAACACGCTCTTCTCCCCGTGGCCGAAGGGGAACTCGTCATAGACGCTGTACCCCTTGCTTCCCTGCCGGTACAGTCCCACCTTGCAGAGGTCGTGCAGCAGTCCCACGATGGCCATGCTCTCCTCCTCCGGCATCCGGAAGCCCGGGTTGCGTGCCCTTTCCGCCTCACAGAGCCATTTCAGCCGCCGGTATACGTTGATGCTGTGCCGGCAGAGGCCGCCGGGCACCGCCAGGTGGTGCCGGGAGCTGGCCGGGTCGCTCATGATGCCGCTGAGCCGCATCCACTCCAGCAGCTTCTCCGCGCCTTCCCGCTGTACCGTTTCCCTGAAGATCTCGCAGAACTCGACGCCGCTCGTTCTTGCTGTGTTCATGCTTGCCTCCTTCATTTGGAAAGCTCTGCCGGGCGGGCGTTCCCGCCCGGCATAACCCTGATCCGCAGCAGGCCGGATTTCTCCGCCCTTCCCCGGGCAGCAGGTTCCTGTCCCCAAGCGCGCAGCTGCGGATCTGCGCTGAACAAAGAAAGAAAGGAAGTGATGAGAGGATTCGAGCACCCCTTACAGTGCTCCATCCCTCTGGTACCGGGGGCAGGCCTCGAACCTGCATCTTTGACACACTGCTTCGGCCTTCGTCGGGGCTTGGTGGAATGCTTCGCATCGCCGCGCTGCGGTGATGCTCGATAATTCCCCTGGCCCCTCCTTTTCAAAATGAAACGTTTCGTTTCATTTTGAGGAGGACGTTTTGCCGGAATCTTCAAGCGATGCCTTTGGCGGCATCGCGCCGCATTCCGGCAAATAAGGACGATTTGCCTGCACTTCCTGTTGTGCTACCCCGATATATACTTCGCCGGCCGGGCAGGGCCGTCCGGGTTCTCACCGGACGGCGCGGCGCCCTCTATTTCGCTTCCTCGCCGCGAGCGTGTGCCCTGCCCCACGCTTCCTGAAAGGAGGTCCCTGGGCCCGAGACGGCGCACATGCGCAGCCCAAGGACATATATGGGATACCTCCTATCGTTTCATCCTCAGTTGTTCATCTTCTTCTGCGGTGGCCCCCAGGCAGCGCACCCGTGCCGGTCCGATCTCCAGGAGGATGCGCTCCAGCTCGACGGCCACGATCTCCTTGCAGGCTGCGGTATCTCCGGGCATTCTGATCTCCATGAGGATCTTCGTCAGCAAGCCCGCTCACCTCCCGAAAAAGAGCCCGTCCAGCCAGAAGCCGTCGCTTCCCTGCTCAAATTCCGCCTGCCATACGTACCCTTGGCCGAAGAGCTCGCCGTGTTCGCCGGCCAGCAGCTGCTCCGCGATCCGGTAGGCCCGCTCCACCGCGTGGGCCTCTTCCGGCTTCCGGGCCCGCTCCGGCCAGATCACCCCGGTCACGGAGAATCGCCCGTATTGCTTCGGCGCCGTCAGAACGCCCTCCAGCGTGTCCGGGAATCGGCTGTCCTCCACCCGATTGAGGATCACGTCGCCCACGTCGATCCGGCATTCGTCGCTGCATTCGTCCCCGCCGGCTTCGCTGTAGATCGCACAGGCCAGCATTTCGACCATCGCCGGATCTGGTTTCGGAGGATCAATGCTGGGCGGCAGCACCGGGGCAAGGCTGAGGTTGCACAGGATCGCCAGCGTGGCCAGCATCCGGATCACGATCTCAGGCATCCTGTACCTCCCTCGGCTCATATTCGTCTCTGCACCGTTTCCTACTCTGTGTGACGTTCAAGGCCCATTGGGTGGGCTGTCTTCTCCTGTCCAGCTTTACCCGGCAGTCGCATGGGCCGGTTGCCATCCCTGGATAGGGATGAAAGTGCTTACAGCTCCCGCAGGTTTCCTCCAGCGGCGGTGCCTTGATCTTGATTCGCCCTTCGATTTCCGCTCGGATGATCTCCGCCATTCGTTCTGCGGTGATTCCTTCAGGCCGCTCTATCACATCGGCGGCGGGCACTTCCTCCAAATACTCCACCACGTTTAGGCCCTTGTAGCTGGCATGTTTGGCAAAGTCAATCGCCGTTTCCCGATCTATGTACACATGCTTCATTTATCATCATCTCTCCTCAGATATTCGATCTGATCCTTTACATCTCCCGCCAAATCAAGGATCACATTCACAAGCATCAGCAGTATCGCCGTGGAAATCGCTGCTCCAATCATCACGATCAGCACTATCCCCACAGCCTCTAGCACCCCGCTCACGCTGCCCTAATACCTCCCTTATCCTCAGTCTTCGCCCGCCTTCTTTTCCGGTCTTTGGTTCCACAGTTCGATGACTTTCTTGATAGCGCTTTCTCCATCCTGCACCCACAGCCAACTCTGATCTTCCATCACAGGTGTCATGCATCCGCAGTAAGCGCATCGGACGAAAACCCCTTCGTGCACCATCAGCAGACCCGGCCCCGCGCAGAACGGACAAGCCTTGAGTTCTATCTGATCCACCTGATCCACCCTGCCTTCCAAAGCGCCGCCGCGCCGAAGATCTCCAGCCCGAAGGCCAGCGCAGCGCCGACGCCCGTTCGGATGGTGCCCGTTTCCATGCCGTGGACCACGCCCAGCATGAGCAGGAGGCTTGTCCACCCCAAGACCGACGCGATCATCTTCTTAGTTCCGATACTCATTGGGCTTCTCCCTCCTCTCGACGGTCTCTCTGGCCACGCCCTCCGCCATCTGCATCAGCAGCCAGGCGACTGTCTCGCCATCCAATCGCTCCATCAGCATCTTCGCGAAGCTGTCGCAGGCCTCCATGATCCCGGCCGTTCTTTCGTCCGGCTTTCCTTTGCAGAGACTTCCCAGCAGCGTCATCAGCCCCCGAATGGGCGCTTGCCGCCGGTCTTCCGCTTCCCAGCCCTCCAGGCCGCTGGCCGCTGCGGTGATGGCTGGTCTCCCGTCTCTCTCCATTTCAAAGACCATCATCAGGGTCTCAGTCTCACAATCCATCTTCTCCCCGCCGACGGTGACCGGCTCCCCCGTCTCCGCGTCCGTCACCAGCAAATGCAGCTTCCTCATGCCAGCTCCTGCCAGGCAAAGCGCCCCTTTCCGCTGTTCCGCCATTGGCCGATCCCCCGCAGGATGCCATAGTCCAGCCATTCCCGGACGGCGGCCGCATGCTCGTCGCAGAGACAGGTGATCTCGATCTCTGCGGTGGTGCCTGCGGGCAGCTCCTCGCTCATGCTCAGGGCAACCCGCTCTCCCTGCATCGTCTGGGCCCGCAGCGGTCGCTGACAGATGCCCACCTCGCCGGGATGCTCCAGGACGATCTGCCGGGGCTTCACGAAGATCAGGCCGTCGATGGTCTTTTTGTAGGCGGTCATCTTGCCGGATTCGTTGACGGCCCGTTTCTTCCCCTTTTCGTCCTTGCCGCCCACCTTCGCCAGCATGCTGCAGGCGTCTTTGAAAAATCCCTTGACCTGGTAATCCCAGAGGATGGGCTGCCCGGCCTCGTTCCGGGGGAAGACGGTCATGCCCTTTTCGGCGACGGTCTCCGCCCCCAGGGCCTCCACCTCCTCTTCCAGCTTCGGCGCATCCGGCGCCTTGCTGCCGATGAAATCCCGATAGATGTCCTCATTCCGGGGGCTTGTCCCCAGGATCGGCTCTACGAACGTGATCCTGATCTTCATGGTCTTCATTGGTCCGCTCTCCTTTCAAATCGTTTCTTTTCCTTGGTGCATATCAAAGCCATGCCATGCTCTGCCCTGGCGCTGCGATTCTCTGCTTCTCTCTGCCGCTGCTCAGCTCAGCGCTGCGGTTCCCTTCTTTGCCGTCGCATCTCGAAGCTCCTCAGTTCCATGCTCTTCCGTTGCCGGCCAGAGCATAGCCTCTCCGCAGCTGTTCGGTGCTCATCTGTGCCTCTGCTTCGCTATGCATCCCTTGGCTCTTGCCGCGCGGCTCCCTGTCCACCGTCGCCTTGCCATGCCGCAGCCTAGCTAAGCAATGCTGTGCCGTTGCCTGGCACTTCCCAGCTTTTCCATTGCGGCGCGGTGCTCCGCTGTGCCACTGCTTCGCCGATCAATGCAGTTCTGAGCCTTGCCCTTGCAGCTCTCCGCAATCCTCGGCAATGCCTCTGCGGTGCCATGCCGTCCGTAGCCGTGCAGTTCCCTGGCGGCGCGTATCGAAGCTACGCCATTCCTTTGCGACGCTGGTCTTAGCAAGTCGCAGCTGCGCTATTCCGTTGCATCTCTCGGCAAATCACTGCCCTGCCCCTGCAACTCACTGCAATCCCGTGCAATGCCTCTGCTGTGCGTGCCTTCGCTATGCAATGCCGCCGCATTGTGAGTCTGAGCCATGCTTTGCCCCAGCTGAGCATCGCACGGCAACGCCCTCGCATAGCAAATCCCAGCTGTGCCGTGCCGCTGCTTGTCCGGGTGCCCTATATGGAAGGGAAGGGGCTGCGGGTATAGAAAGGAGGTAAGCTGGACGAAACCACATGACCGTCGGCAAAGAACACTCCCGCAGTCGGCGATCCGCTTTGTCCCGTTGCCCAAGCGGGCTCCCGGATCCCCCTTCCCCTCCATATAGGGCACTCAGCGCCCGGAGCTTGCCTCCGTCAGCAGGCCTCATCATTCTCCAGGATGAAGAAGCCTTCCTCTTTGGCCCTTGGCTCCCAGTCCTCCGGAAGATAGTTCCGCCCGAAGATGCGCCGGAAGTCGTCGATGCTCCAGCCGTTTTCCTCCATGGCCAGCTCCTGTCCGTATTCGTGGAGCCGCTGCATCGTCTTCATGTTTCGATGCACCGCTTCCGGCCCGCTCTCATGGCAGCGCCGGTGGCACAGGGGCACCCAGAGCCCGTATTCCTCGCTCAGCTTCCGATTACAGCCGCCGAAGATGTGATGCTTGTCCAGCGGATCTCCGTTGCCGTTCCGTCCGCAGAGCCAGCAGGTCCGCCCTCTCATCGGTGCGTGCTTCATGCCGTCTTTTCCGTTTCTTCCGCCGCCCTGGCTTTCTTGAAGGCTTCGTACTCCGCCCTGCGCTCCGGGTCCTCCAGCGCGGCGGTGATCATGCGCTTCAGTTGGCGGCAGCCCCATTCCATCTGATATCCGGGGATCAGCTCCGGCCGCACCGTGCCCCGCACCTCCACCTGCGTGATCGTCTGTTTCATGTCATCCTCCTGTTTCCGTCCTGGGAATTACCCTCGCAATGAATGTAGAATCGAGCCGGTTTTTATACCTCTCACTAATAAATGCCGTTTTGGAGGCCATTTTGACCACCCTGCCGCGAGAAGAAATTTCAAAAAACCTTTGTCTGTCTTCTCTGTGTTGCGCTATGCAACTTCTCCGGCAAAAAAATAAAGGCCGAATTCACTATCGTGGATTTCGAGCAGCGCAGCAAGGCGGATCGCCTCATCCAGATAGAACGGCCTTTTGTTATTGATTTTCAGGGATAACGTACTCTGCTTGATCCCAAGCTCCGATGCCAGCTCACCTTGGCGGATTCCCTTCTCCCGGATCTTCTCCAGAAGCTTCTGTGTGTTCACCATGAGTTCACCCCCTTTCTGTTGCGCTGTGCAATTTTCTTTAATGTATCACAGGTTTTGCTCCGTGTCAATAGCATAGTGCAATTTATTTTTCCGTTCCCTATTGCGCGGTGCAATCTTTTGTGCTATGCTATGGCTGAAATTGAGGTGATTATGTGCTAGAGGTTGAAATCGGAAACAGGATCTATACCAGGCGGAAAGCTCTTGAGCTGACCTTACAGGATGTTGCCGACCGTGTTCATGTGGCCCGTTCCACCATCCAAAGATACGAAGCCGGTACCATCAGCCAGATGAAAATGCCGGTCCTGTATTCTATTGCGCACGCTCTATCTGTGAATCCCGAATGGCTGATCGGGAAATCCGACGATATGGAAATAGCTGAAACCTCTCAACCGAAAAGCTTTCCCTGTTCCGTCGCTGGTCTCGATCCCCAGGAGGCGGATCTGGTCCAGACCTTCCGCTCCCTGAATCCCCTCGGCCAGGAAGAAGCCCTCCAGTATGTTCGCCATCTGGCGGACCGTGACATCTTCAAAAAAGAAAGTTCTGCTACTGGATCTCTTCCGGCAGCGGAATAGGTAAGCGGTTTTCCTTTGGGAGGGCTATATGGATTGGCTATGGATATTCGCGCTTCTGGGCTTTAACGCTTTGTCATATTCCGCTGTTGTGGCTTTCTTATATCGATTTGATCGGTTTACAGACCGTCACCCGAAAACCAGTTCTATTGCGTACTGGGCTCTCATTGTTCTTTCATTGCCCGGTGTGCTGATTTTTGAACCTGCTTTCATGGCCCATAGCCGCCGCGTCTATGCCAAGCACATCAATGACCTGCGCACCCTCCGCGCCTTGGCCGAAACTCAGGGAGAGCCTTCTGAACGGGAAGCGAAGCTCTACAATTGGGACACCGCATTATTCGTTGATGAATACGGCCATTTTGATCTTCGAGCTTGGAAGTCTCACGAATATGAAAAACTCGGTCTCTAATCCGGCCGATCTACTGAAAGCGAAGTATTTTGTAAGAAATAGTGAAGTTCTTCTTGCGGAACTTCCTGTATTCTTGAGTTTTCGGAAAGATAATTCACTCTCTTGTGCAGTTCTTTCGTTTCTTCCCTGTTTTTCAAAAGATAACCTTTCTCCCGGCTGATGTGGCTGCCCAGGCTGCCGCCCGGTTTCGCAACATCGCACCGGAATTGTAAGGTTCCTGAAAGGCTCTGCAAGGCTGCCGATGGCCCCGGCTGCTCCGATCAAAAAGACCCCGCTAATTTTCCCGGCCATTTTGATACCAGAATCTCCCGCTCCATTGTCGGGAGAATAAAAACCGGAAAATCGATACCATTTTCCGTTCCTTTTTTCGGACAGGAATAGGTATCTGTTTTGACCCGCTTTTTCGCGTTTTCAGACCGTCCCTTCGACGGAAAAGAAGGTGATCGTATCGCAATTCGAAAGACTGAAACGGCGGCTCCGGCGGATGCTGCGGTGATCTATGCCCGCTACTCTTCCTCCGGGCAGCGTGAGGAATCCATTGAGGGACAGGTCCGCGATTGCCGGGAATTTGCCCGACGCAGCGGCCTGCGTGTCGTGGCCGTCTACCCGGATCGCGCCCTCTCCGGCACCAGCGATCAGCGCCCCATGTTCCAGAAGATGATCCGGGATTCCGAATCCGGCGCCTTCAGTGCGGTGATCTGCTGGAAGATGGACCGCTTCGCTCGGAACAGATACGACGCTGCAATCTACAAGGCCCGGCTCCGTCAGCATGGCGTCCGGCTGCTCTATGCCAAGGAGAGCATCCCGGAAGGCCCGGAGGGCATCATCCTGGAGAGCATCATGGAGGGCTTCGCGGAATACTATTCCGCAAACCTTTCTCAGAATGTGAAGCGCGGCAACTATGAATCCGCCCTGAAGCGGCAGACCTTGGGTGTCAAGGTCTATGGGCTGCGCAAGGCCGCGGACGGCACCTTCGAGCCGGATCCGGACAAGGCACCCATCGTCCAGCGCATCTTTGCCGAGTATGCCGCCGGGAAATCCACCGTGGATATCATCGCCCGCCTGAACGCCTCCGGCCTGCGCACAGCCACTGGCAGGCCGTTCAATGCCAATTCCATCCGCAGGATACTTCAAAATGAAAAATATGCCGGGGTATACCGATACCTCGACATAATTGAGGACCCACACGGGATCCCGCCATTGGTCTCCCGGGAGACCTTCGATAAAGTGCAGGAGTTGTTGAAGATGCACCATGAAAAACCGGCCCTGAAAAAAGAAGACGGCGGCTTCCTGCTGACGGGCAAGCTCTTCTGCGGGCATTGCGGAGAGCCCATGACCTCTTATGCAGGCACCGGCCACAACGGCACCACCTACCGCTATTACATCTGCAACGCGGCCAGGAAGAAGAAATGCGACAAGAAGAAGAATCCGAAGCAGGAGCTGGAAGACCTGGTCGTGCGCAAGCTGGCCGAAGCCGCCCGCTCCGATGAGATCGTCAACGCCTTCGCGGACCGCTATATGGCCTGGCAGGAACAGGAGCATAGCGCAGATCCGGCGGCGGAACTGGAAGCCAGCCTTACCCAGGTCGAAAGTGCCATTGGCGGCTGCCTGAAAGCTATCGAAAGCGGCTTCTTCTCAGCGGAACTCGGCGCGCGGCTGAAATCCCTGGAGGCGCAAAAAGCGGAGCTGCAAGGCTCGATCTCCATCGCCCGCCTGGAACAGCCCAGGCTGGACCGGGATTCCGTGATCTGGTTCCTCCGAAACTTCCGGGACGGAGACCTGGAGGATCCCGTCTGGCGCTCCTACCTGGTAGACACGTTCCTCCTGGCAGCCTACGCCTTCGACGATGGCAGACTGATCCTCCAGCTGAACTTCACCGGCGACGATTCCCGCCTGACCCTGGAAGGAGCCCTCACCGCCCTATCCGAAGGCGAGCCGCTCCCCTCCCCCAGTTCACATTTCACGCCATGCGGCGTGCCAGATGGCGCGAATCAGAACTCTTGCATATTGTTCTATGCGGGATCGCTGATTCTCACCGTCACCAAATAAGAAAGGCCCAGGGTTCGCCCCTGGGCCTTTCCTTTATTCAGATTCTACCACGGCAGCACAAGTCCGCCCCAGTCATCCGAGCTGCCCGCCCGATCTTCCAGAGACGGCAGTTCCAGCCCGCTCCTTACTTCTGCCATGTCCTCCATGGAGAGTGTCGGCAGCCGCATCGTCGGCAGCCGAGCCGGGGCATAGTCTCCGGATCCGCCTCCGCCGCCCCCGCTCTTGCTATCCAGCACCGCCTGGCCCGCTTCTTTGCTGTACGGGTTATTCTTCGTGCTGCTGCTTCCGGTGAGGATCTGCCACATGATACCCTTCATGTAATTATCCTCGTCGGGGTCTTTCGAGAAGGTATAGCCGTCCAGCGCCGCCTGGTATTCCGACTGCTTAATATTCCCGTTGCCGTCAATGTCCACGACGGACGCGCGGGCGCTGATATAATCGGACAGGCTTATCCCGGCATTCTCTGCGATGTCCAGATTCCGCTCCGTCGCCTGGTTCATCATGGCCCTGACAGCCTTTTCCTGCTCATCCGGATCGCTTACGTTGTCCATGATGAGTTGCCACTGCTTGTGTCCGCCGGCGTCGCTGCTGTCCAGGATCGGGGCCAGCGTGTCGGCGGTGCTTTTGGAGATGCCCGCATTGATCAGGCTGTCATGGTACTGCTGTCCCCGCTCCGTCAGTTTTCCGCCGGTCGCCTCCGGGCGCGGCGTCGCTTCCGGTTCCCTGGCCGCCGCCTCAAGGGCCGCCGAAGACTTCTGGCCCAGCGCGGCCTCCCCCGCTTCCTTGTCATAGGGGTTATTCTTCGTGCTGCTGCTCCCTGACCACAACTGCCACAGTGCGCCTTTCTGGCGATCCGTCAGATCGTCGCAGGTCGCATCGATGCACGCGGTGATTTCAGTCTGCTTGTATCTGCCATTCCCGTCGGCGTCGTACTCTGTGGCCAGCCGCGTGGCAAAGTCCACCCAGCGTCCGGGGCTGATGTCAAACTCTCGCCCTGCCTCCATGGATGCCGCCTGGGCATCGGTCATGAACATGGTCAGAGTCTCACCCTGTTTGCCTTCGTCCTGGATCGATCCGACAATGTAATTCCACTTCTCGATCCTGGCAGCGTCGCCGGTCAGGAGCTCCATCGCGTCGTCGTGCTTCATTCCAGCATCGCGCAGGTTCTCATAAGCGTCCGTCTTGTTCGCGCTGAGCGCCTTTCCCCCGGAAGCCCAGAAATCCTGTGCAGCTCCGGTCGCGTTCTTACCGAAAAGCAGCGCCCTGGCCGTGTCTGCTATGCCTTCGACGGGATACTGGAACTTCCCGTTTTTATAGCTGCCTCCACGGATGACCGCCTCCGCGCCTTCCGCCGTCTTGCGCAGCTGCCGCCCGCCGGGGATGAACTGACTTGCCGCGCCGAGCGTCGCCCGCAGCAGGTTCTCCACTTCTCCGGGTTCCACGCCGTTCTTGAGCATTGCCTTCACCGCCTTGCCCAGATCGGCAAACTCTCCGCTCGCACCGGGCAGCGGCACCGTCTGATCTCCCAGCCCCAGCACACCGGCAGCGTTCCGAAGCAGAGGCACATCGTTCATGACGTTGTAAAGGAGATCATCGGTTGCGCTTTCCAGGTCGAATTCTTCTGTGTCCAGGGGCTCCGTGCCCAGGATCCGCCCAGCGCCCATCTGCTCCAGCACATTGTCCGTGATGGTGGCGATGTATCTGTTGGTGCTCAGTCCCTTCCCGCTGGCCACGAAGTTGGCCGTCAGCCCCAGGATGTCAAAGGGGGCGGGCGTACCTCCGTATACTTCTTCCGTCAGCCTATTCAAAGTGAAGGCCCCCACCAGCGCCCGGATGACCAGGGCTCCAAGCGTCCTAGCCGCCTTGCCCTTCCCTTCGTTTTCCGCAATCGTTTTGATTTCGTTGGGAATGTCGGTAACGACATGATCCCAGCTGTTGGCGGCTTCCACCTGGAACATGTGGAGCATCTTTGAGAAGAATCCCTTGCTCTCATAGGCCAGCGGACGGGAGCCCTTCGCTCTGGAGCCCATGACCGCCTGCCCGAAGGCGTCGGCCTTTTTCATGGCCTCAGAATAACTCGCCCCTTCACGGACGGCTTTATTGAATGCGCCGCGCACTGCCACGGTGCTGACAACGCTGTCTGCCACTCCGGCCGGCGCGAACAGAGCCGCAATGAACTTGTCCGCATTGTCCGTATAAAGCATATCCTTACCGGCCTTGGCCGTGAGGAAATCCGAATCCTGTGTAAATGTCCCCTGCCTGGCTTTTCCCGTCACCACTTCGGCGAGCGCCTGGTAGAAGTCCCGCTCCCCCAGCTCCGCCGCAATCATGGGCAGCTGCGCCGTCTGGTTCAGGACGCTGCTCAGGTTCCCGGCCACGTTCGCCCGTTGGAATGCGTTGTTGAGCCTGTTCGCCCAGTTAAGGGCCTTTCGGCCGGAACTGTACTCCCATCCGCGGTCTGCAAAGGATTGCTTCCCGGCCAAGACATTCGCATAGTTGTCCAGCCACATGACCAGGTTGGAATACTGCGTCGTGTTCTTGATGTTCTCGAACAGCTTCTCCGCATAGTTCTCCAGCGCCGCCTCGGTGTCTGCCGGGGAAAGCACGGTCGATTGCCCAATCTGCCCTTCGTCGCGGAGGAATCTCTGCTTTGTTTCCGTGGGCGCCTCCCGGATGGTCTCCACCCAGTCCAGCTGACTGCGGATCTCTTCTTGAGCGTAGGTCTGCCGCAGCCACTTGCTCATCTGGCGGGTCCGCATGATGTCGTCGGTATGGTAGATGATGTCCGACAGGTAATCCACATAGCTCTGATAGGCTTTGACGATATCATATTCCGCCGTGTCTCCGGTCCTCTGCAGGAAGTAGGGGTCCCACCGCTTATTCGGCTTGAAGTCCGCGGTCAGTCCGGCGATGTTGGTGGGCAGTTCCGTGACCTCGGTATTGATGCCGAGCGCCTTAAACGCCTTCATCAGCGCGCTCTGATTCTCTTCCGGCTGCATGTGCGGCGCATAGCCCTTCAGATATCCGATGGGTTCATATCCGTGGGCAGCCAAGAAATCATTGATGGCGGCATAGAAATCGTCGAACTGCTCCGAATACTTCTCTGCTGCGGCCTCGACGATGGTGCTGTCGGCACTTTTGAGTTCCTCCAGCGTGTTCTGCCACTGGGCATAGCGTTCCGCCATGTCCCGCTCCCGATCTCCCAGGCTGAACTCCCTGGCCGCGTCGCCTGGATCCTCGCCGTTCCGGATGTTCGCTGCGGCCGCCCGGATTTCCTTGGCCATCTGCTTTCCGTCCCGGTTCTTCGGATTGGTTTCCAGGTCTGCGATCATCTCCGCCGCTGCCTTCCCCTCGATCCATTTCATGGTGAGGGCGCTCTCCTGTCGGGTCAGCTCCCGCTCTTTGCCGCTGCTGTCCCGGAATTTCCGGACAGCGTCCATCTGCTTGTTGTACCAGCGGATCTTCTCCGCCTCATTCTCCCGGACCGGCGTGATCAGCCATTCGGAGATCTCCGCTCCTCTGTCCCCGAACATGCTCCGGAAGCTGCGCTCCGGCGTCCGCTCGTTCATGAGGATCATATTCTGCGGCCGGAAGACCGCATCCTCCAGCAGCCCCTGCACTTCGTCCCGCAGCCCCTTGTTGATTTCCGCCCGGACCGTGCTCAAGGTATCCAGGTTCGCGCTGTCCGCTGCGAAGTAGTAGTCCGCCAGCTCCATGACGGTGTCCTTGTTCAGGCTGTCCGGGATATCGTCCTCATCGTAGATCATGGCAGCGATCCCGCTGGCGAATTCGATTTCCGCATCTGTAGCCCTGAGCCGCTTCTCTGCCGCCCTGGCTTCCTTCTGCATGCTCTTCGCTGCTCTGCTCTTCGCGATCAGCTGCTCCGTGTTAGCATAGCGTCCGACGCTCCCGTTCACCTTCACGCCCAGCTTATCCAGCGCAGGGGTCCCCAGGAGCTTTCGCCCTCCGAGCATGATTTCTTCGCTGTCGTCCTCGTTTTCTGCGCTGAAGAGCGTTCTGCCTGTATAATACCCCTTTGCCCGTTCTGCGCTTCCAGGATTCAGTCTATTATAAACATCATCCGACAAAATGCTCTGGAAACATTCGTTGACAACATTCAAGAAATCTGCTACACTGACTTTAGTAGTCGTGGATGGGTTAAACCCCTGGAGCTTTGTGCTTACCCGGCTACTATTTCTATATCTCCCGTTGATCGAATGGAGGACATCGACCAAATCAATACCGAGGAGTTCCTCATTTCGCTGGTCAATTGTGAGGATCGCCACATATTCATGTCCCGCTTCATCCTGAGCGTATGACGCCATGGCGTATGTGCCGTTCACCTTTGGGTCTGACGTTTCCGGATGAAGGCCGTTGATCGGTACCGCCTTTTCTATGAGGTCTCCCGCCAGTGCTCCCAATCTTGCATTCGTAAGTATACGCTGAGAGCTTCCTTGGAGGCCATGCCGAATGCCTCCGGACGTGACCCGGATTTCCCTTCCGGTGTATTTGTTCTTCGCATAGGTGCTCCCGTTTCGTTCCTCACCATGCCGGGCGGCGTTGGCCTTTCCTTTTTCTACTACATCTGCTCTTGCGAATTCTCCTTCTTTACCGTACAGGTCGGCCAAAGAAGGCAAGTTGACGATCGTGATGTCCGGCAGGCTTGTAAGGAAATCATAGGAATAAAGGTCCTCGCTGTTTGCCAGTGATTTGCCTTCATAGGCTCTCTGCGCCGCCTCATACTGTTGATCCGTATTTGACTCGCTTCCGTCTTCCGCGCTGTACTGTGCTTCCGTCGGCAGCTCCAGGCCGCTCTCCGGCTCAGCTTCCATCTTCAGCGTAGGCAGGGACATCGCATATTCTCCGGCATTCCCGCCTCTGGCCTCGCCCCGCGCCTGCGCGCCCTTCGCGGTTTCTTTCAGAGCTGCGGAGTATCTGTCGATGGCCCATTCCAGGGTGGGCTCCTTCCCCTTAAGCTTGTTCAGGAGGTTCCGCAGATAGCTGACGATCCTCCGGGCCATTGTTGCGTCGTACTTCACGACCTGCCTGATCGCATCTTCATCGGTCAGCAGCTGATTGGCGAAGAAATCAGCCGTCAGTTCCCTCCCCGCCTGCTCCGGCGTCAGGGCGATCTCTTCGTTTCCGAGCTTCTGCGCCGATCTCTCCGAGCTCTCGACCCGGTTCCTGACCATCTGGCTCCAGCGGTCGCCGTAGGTCTGCTGTGCAATTTTCCTCAGCCCCTCATAAGCTTTGGAGTTCTCAACATTGTGGGTCAGCTCATGCGCCACCACCCACACCACAGGCTTTTCCTGCACGGCAGCATTGATGTAAATCTTCCCATCCGCCGTGTAACCATTGGTCCAACTCCCGTCCTGCGGCGTCTCGTTGTAGAAGAGGATGTCCCGACCCAGGATGGAAGACAGTCTTTCCGCAGTGTCCGCCGCTTCCCCGGATATTCCTGCCGCCTCCGCGCTGGCTCTCGTCGCCTGCGCGCGGGCGGTTTCTTTTTTTGCCGGTCTCCCGGCGTTTTCGGTCCTGCTCTGCATGGCAGCGTCAGCGGCGGCTTCGAAGCCTTCTCTTCCGATGTTCAGCGGCCCGCCCATCGCATCCTCCGCCAGTTCCTGCAGGGTGCGGCTCCGGTTATCTGTCTGCAGGGCCAGCCGATCCCCTTCCAGGATGCCGCTGACCTTTTCCCCGTTCCCGTTCCGCATAAGTCCGGTGACGAAGGTGGGGTCGATCCCCTGCGCTCTCAGCGCAGCGGCTACGGCCTGCTCGTCGGCGTCCCAGCGCTCCTCCGGCCGGACATAGACGGTCTCTTCCTCTCCCGCGGTCTCGAAGCCCAGGTCTCTCAGGCTCGCGGCGGTACCGTCCGCCATCTGCCGCTGCCGCTGCTGTGCAAGCACGGTCTGCCGCCGTCTGTTCCGCTTGGCGTCTCTGACGTCTGCCGCGGTCTTTCCTGCCTCCTGGGTCATGGATTCCAGCTCAGGATTCGTAATCGTTTCCGAATCCTCCGCTTCCACCGTCGGCAGCGTCAGCTCCGGGATCCCCCGTGCCTCCGCCGTGGCATCCCGCAGCGCCGCTTCCTGTGCTGCCCGATCCACCACCCTGACCTGCGCCTCCTGATCTTCCAGGGACAGCGCCGGAAGCGTCATGCCGCTGTCTTCCTGCGCCTCTATCGGGCGCGTTTCGATGCGCTCCTCCTGCCGCTCAGATGCCCTCTGCGGCAGCGGAGGCGTAGCCTTGGTCCTTCCCCCGGCCTGTGCTTCCGGCGCTTCCTGGGCCATCGGGGGCAGCGTCATTTCATAGTTTTCCGCCTCGGCCAGTTCACCCCGCGCCTCGGCATTGCCGGCCTCGATCGCAGCCGTCGCAGCCTCGGCCACTTGTCCCGCGTACTTCTCTGCGGTCTCCGGAGATATGCCCTTCTCCACCAGGCTCTCCATCACCTCACGCTCGGTGATTCTCGTCTTGTTCCCGCCGGCCAGGAAGTCACCGCCGCTCAGCAGCAGGCTCAGCAGTACGCCGCCGAAGAACTCATCCGACAGTTCATCCACCGTGGCAAGGTCCGCGTTCCAGTCAAAGGTGAGCCGGTCGATCAAGGGATCTCCGAAGCCGGTGATGACTTCTTCCATGCCCTCGCCCGCCTTGTCAAAGAGCCAGTTGGCTACCTTTCCGCCCGTGCTTTGGTTGAAGGCGGTGAGGATGTCGCTCGCGCCGATCTTGTCCGCCAGATGCTCCACCAGCTGCGTAACATAGCCTTTTTCACCTGGCACGTCTTCAAACGGGGTCCCGTTGAAGGTTTTGTTGCTTAGATATTCCAGCAGGCCTTTGTAGATCCCGTTCGCGGCGGCCTGTTCGATGGTCGCACCTCTGGCCAGCGCGTCGGAATAGCTGCTCACGCCGCTCCCCAGGGAGATGCCGAAGTTTCCGGGATTGCTGAGGATATCCAGGGCCATTTTCGCGCCCCGGCGGCTCGCGGCTGAGGTCAGCAGCGGGCTGCTGTCCGCGATCTCCGCAAGCCTGGCTGCTCCCCCGGCGTTCGATATCGAGCCGAGCGCCTGCCCGTAGATCCCGGCGGAAGACATCATATTTCCCGCCGCTTCCGCGCCGGAGATCAGCATTTTCCCCGCAACGCCGGCCTTATCGGACGCCTTCTCTGCTTCCTCCTTAAAGGAATCGGATGCTTTCAGGGCTGCGCTGTCCCTCAAGCCTGGTTCCCTGTCCAGATTGAATCTCTCGTTCTTCGTGACGGCATACAGGATATCGTCCGGGATTTCCATGATCCGGGCCATGACGTACAGCGGATTCCCCACGCCGGACATGAATCCGGCTGCCATTCCGCCCAGCGTGTTGCCGACGTCCTTCCATCCGCTTTCCGCCTGCTTCCGGTCCTGCTCGGCTGCCTTTTTCTTCTCATTCTCCCTGGCCATCATGTACTGCTGATAGGCGTTCGGCGCCGTATTGGGCCCGACTTCCCCACGGCTCCGCCGCTGATATTCCGCCTCCAGCTCCGGCGTCAGGGCATACCGTCCGGGCGTTCCGGCGGTATCGTTGTCTTCATCCAGAGAAGGCAGGCTGAGCCCGCTCCCGGAATGCGTGCTTTCCCTGCTGTCCGTCCTTGGAGTGTTTCGGGATGCTGCGCTTTCCTTCGGCTCCGCTGCCTTCCGTCGGTCCAGGGCTTCCTCCGCTGCCTTCGCCACCATCATGGAGGCGTTGGCTGTGTAGGCGTTCAGGCGCTTCTGTTCTCCGGAGAACGTATTTTCCGGCAGTGTGTAAGTCTTTCCCCGGTAGGTGGTTTTTCCGTTCTCCTGAAGTTCCTTTAATGCAGCCTTGCCGGCGGCGTTGGCCGGTTCATCGTTTTCGTCATCGTCGGAAAGACTCGGCAAAGTGAGCCCGCTGGATACCGCAGGCGTCTCTGCCGCCTTCCTCTGCTGCAGCCTTTCCTCCATCCCCTTGACCAGGTTCATGGTAATATCGCCGCGCCCCCGGGTCGCGGTGTCCCGATATGCCTGAACGTAAGAAGGGGTGGTCCCGCTCGCGGATTTGTTCCCTCCACTGCTCCCGGTATTGCTCACCGTCCCGCTTGTTGCCCCGGATCCGGTCTTGCTGCCGCCTGCGGTCCCGCTCCCGGACTGGGTACCTGCCCCGCTCCCGGATTTGTTCCCGCCGCTTCCGGCAACGCCACCGCCGGAGGTGCCCGCATTGGAGAAGCTCTTCACCAAGTCCATGGCCTCCCCGGCGCTCCTGGCGTTCCTCTCCTGCTGCTCCCGCTCTTTCTTCTCCTGTTCTTCCTTTTTCTTGCGCTCTTCCTCTTCCTTCTTCTTCCGTTCTTCCTCTTCCTTCTGTTTCTTGCGCTCGTCCTCGATCTCCTTCAGCTTTTTCTCCGTCGGCTTCGGCATGGACGTCGCCTCCTTTGTTCCGAAAATGAAAATGAGGGAGGGCACGCGGCCCTCCCTCGGTGATTATTCCTTTTCCAAGGCAGACAATCGCCGTTCGTGCTCCTGATCCTTCTCTTCCAGGACCTTTGCCCTAGCTTCCAGGGAATAGGTCCGGTCGATGACCTGATTGTGCTTGTCCACCTTCTTCTCCAACTGCTCCAGCCTGTAGGCCATGAGGGCGGCGCTCTTCTTATTGCTGAAATAGGAGCCGCCCAGGGTGCCGATCAGGGCCAGAATGCCGATGATGATATCAGCGATCCAGTTCATCTTCTTTCGCCTCCTGAGCCCGCCGATACTGCGCGGTGCTGACGCCGAGGAGCGCACCAAGGAAGGCGTCGATCACGGTGATCGTGCCCACCACCTGCTCCCCGTAGGGCAGCCCCCAGATCTGAGAGAGCCCGAAATACAGGGTCCCCAGCGCTGGCAGCACGATCTGCGCCACCCATTTCAAAACGTCATAAACCCTGTCTGGGAGCATCGCTCTACCCCCTTATCAGGTGCCGTCGTTCAGCAGCGTGAACTTGGTGCTGTTGGCGGTCTTGCTGGCCCTCACGAGATATGCCTTCCCCGCCGCGATGGACTGCCCGGAGTCTCCGGAGACGTTCTTGCAGGTGAAAGCATTGGTCCCGCCCTCGTTCACGACGATGCAGACCGCTCCTTCGTCCAGGTCCAGCGTCACGGTCTTGCTGGCCGCCCCAAGGGTGATCCCGATGTAGAAGACCTTTTCGCCGGCCGCCAGCGTATAGTTGGCGCTCTTGGAGATGCTGACGCCAGACAGGAGGCCGATCAGCTTCCCGGTGACGTCGCCGCTCACGTTGCCGCTCACGCCGCCGGAGGCCCGGAGCGCCCCGGTCACCTCAACATTGGTGAATTTGGTGTATCCGGCCATGCCCTGCACCCCCGATCAGGACAAATCCGTCGCGCCGCTGACGCCGGCGCAGGCAATGCCGCGCCAGTCGTGGAAGCCGGCGGTGAAGCGGGCGTATCCGCGCCACACGTTGGCGTCCGTGTTGTCGTCCACCGTGGACTTGACGTCCAGGGCCACCCGGTCCAGCCAGATCAGGCTGCCGTAGTCCTTGTTATAGCGGCTGTCCAGCAGGACCCAGGGGCTGGTGCCGGAGGTGATGAACTGGTTGAGGTAGGGCCAGACGATGATGTTCCAGCGGCCAAACTGATAGTTGAAGCCGTTGTTGGCCGTCTCCGGATCCTTGTCCGCGCCCACGGCGGCAAAGACCGCCTTCTTCAAGGCGTGCTGGTTGGGGATCAGGATGGTATCCGGTGCCACGTCCAGAATCTCGTCGTTGTCCCCGCGGGTGTTCTGCATCTTGACCTCCAGCATGCCCAGGGCATCCGAGCTGAACGCATCGGAGAAGAGGTTGCACTGGGCGTCTCCGGCGATCTTGTTCGGGTGGGCAGAATAAAACAGGTTCTGCCCGTCGGCGGTCTTGAGGGAGAAATGATTGCTCGCAAAGCTCAGGCTGGCGTCGCCTTTGATGGCACCACCGATCAGGGCCGCGCCGAATTTCTCCCTGGTGCGGTAGTAGGCGGTGACGAAGCCCATGGGCTTCTGCCGCAGATCCAGGCTCTTGGTGTCCTCGATCATCTCGCGGCTCAGGGAGAAGCTGTCCTTCCAGGTGACGGCCGCCAGCACCGTGCTGTAGCCTTCTTCCTGGCCGTCGGTGGGATACGCACCGTTTTCACCAACGGCCTGGAAGCCGCTCATGCCGGTCAGGCCCGTGTATTTCTCGGACCAGTGCTCAGACTTGTCCATCTTGAAGATCTGCTTGACGATGGATTCCTGCTCGAAGGCTTCGCCCCTCTTCTCGATGATCATCCGAACGGGGCTCTGGGAATTGCCGTAGATGCTGTTGTTGACGCCGGAGCCTTCGGAAAACGTGATGTTCGCTGCCATTGTTTTGTCCTCCTTCCTCGATTAGTCGAATCTCACCAGGCAGCGGCTGCCGCTGGCGTCGCCGTCCTTGGCGACGATGCTGGCCACGCCGGAGCTGGTGGTGCCGGTGATCTGCAGGCCGTTACTGGCATGGAGCGTCACCTTGCTGCCGATGGGAACGCCGCTCAGACTGGCCGAGGTGGTGCATTCAAAAACCTGATCCGGCTGCACCTTGATGACCGGGATCAGATCGCCCGCCGTGCAGGCGGCGCTCTTCTCCACCATGGAGATGTAGGTGGGCTTCGTGGTGCCCGTGGCGATCGCCAGATTGCCGCTGGACTGGTAAAGCGCCATGCCCAGCTTCGGCGTGATCGCGCCGCAGGGCAGATACTCCCAGGGGGGCACCCGCCCGTCTTCGTTCTGATAAGGAATAAAACCTCTCATTGTTCTTTGGTCCTTCCTGCCGATCCGCCCGGGCTCATCTGCCCATGCGGGCCCGATCGGCTGCGTAGTATTTCCGGATGTCTTCTTCTGCCGTGTCAGGCGCCATATTTCGGAACTGCGCCATCACGCCGGGAGGAACAGGGCTTTCTCCACCGGCAGGACGGGGAGGCGGAGGAGCTTCTTCACCCTGCCGGGTCCGCTCGCGGTCGCCGCTGACCATGTGCATCCAGTTCCTTGCCGCCATCGTGTATGCGTCCACGTAATCCATGCCCCGTCTTACAAATTCACGGAAATCTCTTCCGAGCTCGCTCTGCAGGATGGCGCTCAGATCCGTCATTTCCGGGTGCAGTTCCCGGATCGCGGCCAGCTGCGCGCGCATTTCCTCCGGCATCACCCGCCTGTCGAGGGGAGAAGCTTCCCTCTGTTCGGGTTCCTGGCCGATCCGGCGCACGTTCGCTCCGTTGCTGTAAGGATATTCGTCCATCTTCGTTGGTCCTTCCTGCCGCCTCGCCCGGATTTACTTTCCCAGGCGCTTCTGATCTGCGGCGTAAAACTTGCGGATGTCTTCATCCGTCGCGTCAGGAAGCAGGGCTCGGAACTGCGCCATCACCTCCGGGGGCACGGAGACCGCGCCCTTTCCCCGGGTAACGGTGGAGGCCAGGTGTTCCTTGCCCCCCTGCCTCGCCCGCTCTCGGTTGCCGCTGATCTTTCTCAGCCGGTCTTCTGCCGCCAGCTTATATGCCTCCAGGAAGGTGAAGCCCCGGCCCACGTATTGCCGGAATCTTTCTCCCGCCTCGCTGTTCAGGATGGTTCCCAGGTCCTTCATCTCCGGGTCCATGGCCCGGATCTCGGCCAGCTCCATCTCGATCACGGGATTCTTGCCTTCCGGCTCACGCTGCTTTGTCTGCTGCCGCCTGCTCTCCCGCTCGGTCTCCCGAACGATCCGGCGGATATCATCCTCGTTGAGGCGGCCTTCCTTTCCCCGTTTCTCCCGGAGCTTCTTCGCGAATTCTTCCATCTCTTCCACGGAATTGACGGTGCCGCCCGTCTGCGGATTCTTGATGCCGATGCTGCGAAGCAGGTCGCTCATATCGCTGCGGGCCTGCTGATAGGCCGCATCATAGGCGCGCTGCTCCCGCTCACGGATCCTGCGGCCTTCGGCCTGCCGGGCATTTTCCTGGCGGCTCTGCTGCTTCGGCTGTTCGCGGCTGTCAGTGGATTCGGCGGGATCCTGCCCTTCCGGCGTCCCGGTTTCGCCTTCCGGCTGGCGGTTCCCTTCGGTCTGGGATCCTTCCGTGGTCTGTTCCAGTTCCTGCTGTTCCTGATTCTCTTCCATGTTTATCTCCTTTGCCTTTATGCCCTGGCAGGGGGAATAGATTTTCGCGCGTTCTCTGCGAATCTGCCTCTCTGTTCTCGGGGGCAGCTACGAAGCCGCTGCGCAGCGGCACGGTCCTTATCGACTTCCTTTTCCTTTCCCCGTGCGGAGATCGCTGCCCGTGGTCACCTTCCCGTTCCCTTTCTTCTGGGACTGCGCAGGCGCCTTCACGACCTGCGCGCCGGCGTTCTGAATTTTGCCGGCATAGCCTTCCTTCTTCATGGGTCGTCCTCCTTTCCCATGTTCTCCCTGCCTCGCAGGGGGCTTTGACATTTGTCCTATGCTCCGGACCAGAGAATAGATTGTTGCGCGCTCTCCGCGAATATCACCGCCGTTTCCGGCGGTGATCGTCACCGTTCAATATACTGTGTGCCTCCAAGCGCCGAGATAATGCCCATCGTCCCCGGCACCTTCCGCATCAGATACCCCATGATCTCCGCCCTGAGCCAGCGATCACTTTCCCGCCGGCCCATCTTCTTCGGTTTCGGAGGGAGTTCTCCCCGCTTTGCCGCCTGCGCCGTGGGGTTATATCGATGCTGTCCCATATCCAGCCTGCCTTTCCGCCGCCATTGCCTGGGCATCTCTCATGGCCGCCTCCTGTGCCTGGGCGTCCACAGCCTGCATGATCCCCGCTTCCGCCGGCGCACCTTCGGGCATTCCCTGCTGCGGAGGGACCTGCCCCGGCGCGGCCTGCGGCGGCATCATCATGCGCTGCTGAAGCTGGGCCAGCAGCTGCTCCATCTGCTGGTTCTTCGCCTGGGCCTGCTGCAGCGCCTGCTGCAGCTGCATGAGCTGATCCTGCTCCGCTTTTTTCTTCTCCAGGTATTCCTTGGTGTCGCTGGCTCCCGGATAATGCAGCAGTTCCAGCTTCGTCCAGTACAGGATCAGGGTCTCAAGCTCCCCGGGCTGGCCGAAGGCGCCCATGGAGAGCATCTGACTGGCGTCCTGCCACATCTGCTCCCGGTTGTTTGCCAGCGTCGCCGAGGTGTCGCAGCTGAAAAGGAATCGGTCGTCGTCCAGGATGCAGTGCCACTCTCCGGTCTGGGGATCCTGCTCATAGAAGTCGTAGCGGTTGAACTCCTCATATCGGGCGCTCCCCCGGTTGTCCGTGGCCACCACGGGCCTCGGCTCGTCGGCATAGGCCACCTTCAGCATCGTGATCCGTTTGAAGAGTTCGGCATAGGCCGCTTCCTTCAACACGCGCTTGGATTCCAGCCGCCCCGCGCTCTGCGCAGCGGCGAACTGACGGGCTACGCCGCTCTGCGCCGTGGGATCGCGGCGGCCCTGGAAGCTGTCGGTGATCCCAAGAGCCTGCCGGGCTTCCTCGTAGACCTGGGCGAGATACTGCATCTCCTGCCGGAGGTCTCCGGAAAACTGATAGACTCCGATCAGACTGGCGTCCGCGGCGTTGCCCACATACCACTTCTCCCCGTCCTCCGGGTCCACCCGGAAATCCGCCCGGTCCGGCAGGGTGATCCGCGTACCGGCCTTCACAAAGCGATCGATGATCTTGGTCTCCATACGGTTTACCGTGTTCTGCTGGTCCGCGATCTTGTCCACATCGCTGTCCCCCAGCAGCCGTCCGAAGACGGACACGTTTTTTTGGAGGAACACCGGAAAGACGTCCGGCTTGTAATAGGGCAGCCGTGTAGGCTGACGGACGGGCGCGCCCATGCTCTCGATCGATACCGCGCCGGGGATCTCGGTCCCGTTGTCGGTCGTGAAGCCTTCGTAGATCAGTTCCTGCTCTTCGTCACTTTCCGTGATCGTTTCCGCTCCGCAGACAGGGCAGCTCTTTGCATCAGGATCCGCGATGATCTCCCCGCAAACTTCGCATTTGCGCATGCGCCTGACCTCGAAATCCTCCAGGTCTTCCAGGACCGTGTCCCCCACCCAAGAGAATTTCCCGATGCCGCCCCGCTCATTACGGAAATAGGCGACATACTGCGTCACTATGTCCTCCGCCGCGTCCGCGTCGCTGTCCAGGGTCCTGGCCTCCGGGGCTTCCTCCCCTTCGTCCACGTCCTTGCCGTACACCCGCTTGATATAGGCTTTCGTCTGGGGCAGCTTCAGCACAATGGCGTCCATATCCTCCACGGAGGTAAATACCCCATCCTGGGGCACCACCTGCTTCGGGTGCAGCATGCTTACCGTAACGTCCCCGATGCTGGAATGCGTCCGCTTGGAATTGTCCCATTCCACCAGCCAGTAGGCTCCTCCCTGGATGGGGATCGTCCTCTCCATGAGATCGTTGATGGTCTCCATGGGCAGGCGGTCCAGCTCGTTGCGGAGCATGTCCTCCAGGATCTTCGCCCGCCATTCGTCGCTCTTCCGCCGGGCGGTGACCTTCGGCTGCGGGATGTTGCTGGAAACCTCGGATTCGATGTTCTCCGCGATGATATTCCGCAGGTGGGCGGTCTTCCGTTTCTTCCCGCTCCGCTTCGTATCTCTGGGCGTCAGCGGCTCGATATCCCGCACTTCTCCCCGGTAAAGCTCTTCCCGCTCATCCATTTTCCGGGGTTCTTCCCCCAGGGCGGATTCGTTTCGCCCCAGCCAATCCTTCCAGTAATCCAGCTTCGCAGTATCAATCATGCTTTCCCTCCATCCTGCTGAGCACCACAGCGAGCTCCGCTCTGGTCACCGGTTTGTCTGGATGAAAGCTCCCGTCCGGATAACCCTTCATAAGTCCCCGCTCCTTGGCCCACGCGATGGACTGCGCCGCCCAGTGCCCGGTAATGTCGTCCACGATCTCCGGCTCTTCGGGCTGATACTGCGGGCGACAGACGCCGACGATTTGTGACGAATAGCGCACCTTGGAGGCCACACAGCCGCCGTTGTCCTGGCTCCCGATTCCGCTGCTCGTGTTCCCCTCGATGGTTGTAATCAGCACGGTGCTGTCCTTGTCGTGAAGGACTCCGGTCGCCAGCCCGCAATGATCCGGTGTGCCTTTTCCGTTGAAGTTTAGAAGGATAATATCCCCGGAATGTACCTGCTCCACAGGTACGGTCAGGCCCTGCTCCTTGTACCAGCGCAGCAGCGTCCCGCAGGAAGCCGTCTGCGCCCCGCCGAAGAACGCGGTCGATTCCCCGGCTTTCCAGAAGCACCACCAGAGGAAGCACACGCACCACGGCTGGCCCTGCATGGACGGTCCTATCCCGGTATAATCCGGCCAGTATTTCACGCAGTTCGACCCAGCCGGGAACTCCGTCACGCCCAGCTCTCCCCTGGCGACTTCGATCACTTTACTCCGGCTCATTGGTTGTATGTCCCCAGCACATTCCGTTCGGCGCGATCTTCCACCCGCTTGTTCATCCACAGAAGGGCTTCCTCGATGTGCGTAAGCGCGATGGCATTTTCCCTGCACCTATAGTCGCCCTCCTGGAAGCACTTAAGCCGGTCCCTGACGATCTCCAGGAGGTCGCAGTCCAGCACGCCGGTGGTACTGCCGGGCTCATAGCGCGGCCCCTCCTGGAATACGATTACAACTGCGCCGCTTGTATCCGCCCCCTTGATCAGGTACTTGTGCCAGGCGTTCCCTGGCCCGCGGTCTTTGTACCTGTAAACCTCGTTCAGGTTATTGTGCTTCGAGATCGTAGAAAGCTTTTCCATTCTGCGTTCGTTCACCGCTGTGGTTCCCCCCATTTCTCGATCAGGTACTTCCGCGTTTCCGCGTCGGCGCCGTAGTAGTCCTCCCACATATCCTCCGTCCACCGGGCTTTCTTTTCCGCCGCTTTTGCCGTCACCGTCATGCGCTGCTGATGGCGGATGTGCCAGGCGATGGCCAGGGCCAAAACACAGTCGTCATGGGCCCCCGGCTCCGCCTCGGCGCGGAGCTTCTCGCTGCGGACGAAGGTCAGCATCTCCTCCAGTGTGGTCCGGTCGTTGACGGTGTTGATCCCGCTTCGCATGGCCTCCACCAGCTCCCCGATGATCACCGGCCGCGTTACGGTGGTGGTCCGGAAGCCGAAGCTCCGGCTGATTGCGCCGGTATAGGTGTCCTCCTGTTCTCGCACGTATTGATTGCGATATCCCAGCTGCTCAAGCCTCTTGATGGGGAAGCTGGAGAAGTTGGCCTCGATGCCCACCAGGGCGTCGTTGTAGTGCTTCCCCAGGCAATAGACCTGCTTGGCGTAAGTATCTTCGTCATACTGGTGCCGCAGCATGGCCACCTGCTCCCCGGTCACGTTATCCAGCACCTGCGCCACGAAGAAGTCGCTGCCCTCGCCGGAGGTATCGCCCCCGATCACGTAAGGCCGACCCTCTTCCGGCTCCCGGAAGATCAGCACCGGCCCGTCCTTGTCCTCCGTCCAGCGGATGTCTTTGAGGCTGCCGTCCTCCCGGTACTCCCAGAATCCCCGTTTCACCGGCGGCGGGATCCTGCTCAGCCGCTCGGATACCGCCTTCCCGTCGAAGACCGTCTTCCCGGTGACGCCCCACTCCCCCAGGCAATAGACCTGGTAGTAATACGGGTCGATCTCCCGAAAGGCTTCCAGCGTCTGCCGGTCCTCCTCCGGGAGAAAGCGGTTGTCCCGGTAGGTGCTGCGGTGCGTCAGGGCTTCCGGGTCCGTCCGGTCGAAGAATCTCCCCTTGAGCCAGTGGGTGATGCTGATCGGGTTGAAGCTGAGGATGATCTGCTTGTAGTAGGCTGTTTCGCCCCGAAGACGGATGGACAGCTGATTCAGGTCTCCCTCGGTGATCTCGCTGGCCTCTTCGATCCAGATGCCCGTGATATCGTAGATGCTCTTGAGCTTCTCAACGTCGTCCAATCCGGCGAAGAGGATCTCCGAGCCGTTGCGGAATCGGATACGCATGTCGCTCAGGTTCACCCTGGCCATGGCCTCCGGGTAGTATTTCGCGATCTGGCCACGCAGCTGGGCAAAGCAGCTGTCCCGCAGGGTCCGCGCCACCTTGCGGCACACAAGCCATCGGTGCCCCGGCTCCGTGGTCACCCGCTCCAACACTTTCCGACCGGCGAAGATCGACTTTCCGGAACCGCCGCCTCCGCAAAGCACCAGGAATTTATGCTCGTCGAAAAAGAGCGGCAGGAAAGCAGCGTTGTTCGTCTCCCGCAGCTGCTCCCACCATTCCAGCAGGGACAGGTCATCGTCGATCTGCGCCATCGTCTCCCTCCATGGCGGCGCTCAGCAGGGCCTCCATGCGCTTCTTTTTCTCCGCCAGGGTCATGGGCTTTGGCGGCAGCGTTCCCGTGTCTCCCGGCAGGCGGAGCAGCATGTCCAGGGCCTTGATGGCTCCGCGGGCGTCGAACTGCCAGCTCCCATCCGGTACATATGCGTGTTCGTCCGTGTCCCAGCTCATGTGAGGCTTTGCTTCCATGCACCGCTGGAAAATCTCGTACAAATGCAGCCCGATGGCCTGGGGCGTCAGTCCCAGTTGGCTATAAATCTGTCGCGCGCATGCCCGCCTGTACGCAACGACCTTTGCATTTTTTAACAGGCGTGTCGCCTGGGCCGCTGCGCTCTTCGGACTGTATCCCGCCTTGATGGCTGCCGCCGTGCCGTTCCCGCCGTTCTGCAGCAGCTCCATGACAAAGCTCCGCTGCTGTGGCTTCAGCGCCCGCTCAAGCTCCTCCAGCGTCATGTCCTCCGGGCTTCGATTGTTGCTCCCACCCACCGTCCCGTGCCTCCCTGAGCATCTATACTTCCTGTATACACCCGTTTTTTCATTCGAGTGTGTCAACTTTTTCCT